GAAGTTATGCATGACTCTGCACCAAAACATGACTTTAAAAAACAATATGAACTGCATGAAAAAATCAGAAATGATGAAGATTATGATGATTGGAGTTATGGAACAGAACCAAACTATGGTTCTTTATAAAAATCATCATAAATAAGTAAAGAAATTAAATTAGAAATGGCAGTTACCAGGATATCAAGATCCTTTAAAGATATTAGTCTATCTTTTGATCCACATCCTGTGACAAAAGATTTGCCAGTTTTAATTAATGAAAGAGCGATTATTCGTTCTGTTCGCAATTTAGTTGAAACAATTCCAACTGAAAGATTTTTTAATTCTACACTTGGATCGAATGTAAGAAGCAGTTTATTTGAATTTGTTGATTATGCAACTGCTTCTGTCATTCAAGATCAAATTTATGAAGTAATTTCTAATTATGAAAAAAGAGTCAATAATGTAATTATTCAAGTTGATCCCATACCAGATCTTAATGAATTTGAAATTACAATTACATTTGATATTATTGGACAAGAAATACCAACACAACAGTTTTCATTCATATTAGAGGCAACAAGATAAAATGCCTTTTACTAAATTCACTAATCTAGATTTTGATCAAATAAGAACCTCAATCAAAGACTATCTTCGGGCAAATTCAAATTTCACGGATTTTGACTTTGAGGGGTCTAATTTTTCTGTTTTAATTGATACATTAGCATATAATACATATATTACTGCATTTAATTCAAACTTAATTGTTAATGAATCTTTCTTAGATTCTGCAACTGTTAGAGAAAATGTAGTTTCATTAGCAAGAAATATTGGATATGTACCAAAATCAAGAACATCTGCAAAAGCAATAGTTTCCATTAGTGCTCAAACAGATAATGTAACAAAAACTCTTACATTAAATGAAGGGTTAGTGTGTACTGGATCGGTAAGTGGAACATCATATATCTTTTCAATTCCAGATAATGTAACAGCGACAGTTTCGAATGGTGTTGCAAGTTTTAATAATCTTACAATTACACAGGGATCTTTCTTAAAAAAAGAATTCGTTGTAAATGGTTCTTTAGATCAAAAATTTGTTCTTGATAACTCATACATCGATACTTCTACAATTCGTGTATATGTAAAGGGTATTAATGATACTGGACTTGGAAAATTATACACATTAGTTGATAATATTTTCGAAATTAATTCAAATTCGGAGATTTATTTAATTCAAGAAATTAGAGATGAGAAATATCAAATTCTTTTTGGAGATGGTATATTTGGTAAAAAACTTGAAAATAATGCAGTAATTACGATCACATATATTATAAGTGATGGTAGAGAAGGTAATGGTGCAAGTTCATTTAGTTTTGCTGGTACGTTTAGAGATGAAAACAATGCAGTAATATCACCAACAGTCACACTCTCCACAATTCAAAGTTCTCAAAATGGATCTGAAATTGAAAGTATTGATTCTATTCGAAACTTTGCACCAAGATTATATTCTTCGCAATATAGAGCAGTTACTGCAAGAGACTATGAAGCAATTATAAAATCGCAAATATACCCAGAAACAGAGTCAATTTCTGTAGTTGGTGGAGAAGAACTTGATCCTCCTCAATTTGGGAAAGTTTTAATTAGTATTAAACCAAAAAATGGAACATATGTTTCAGATTTTAATAAACAACAAATAAAAAATAAACTGAAAAAGTATTCAGTATCCGGAATTACTGCAGATATTATAGATTTAAAAATATTGTATGTTGAGATTGATTCATCAGTTTACTATAATGCATCTACAGTTAGTAGTGTCGAAGATTTAAAAACAAATGTTACAAATTCTTTAAATTTATATTCACAATCCACTGACTTAAATTCTTTTGGCGGTAGATTTAAATACAGTAAAGTATTGCAAATAATTGACGGGACTGACACTTCAATTACTTCTAATATTACTAAAGTTAGAATTAGAAGAGACTTAAAGGCAAATATCAATTCTTTAACTCAATATGAACTTTGTTTTGGAAATAAGTTTCATATAAATCCAACTGGAAAAAATATAAAATCAACTGGATTTAAAATTTTTGGCGAAACCGATACAGTTTATTTTACAGATACTCCAAATAAAAATTTGGATGGATCTTTATCTGGCACAGGAGTAATATCAATTGTTAAAGAAACTTTAGTTTTGTTAAATTCTGAATTTACAACTTTAACAAATGTAATTGTAGCTCAATCAGCAGGAATTGTAAATTACAATACTGGCGAAATATTATTAAATTCAATAGTTATTACTTCAACTGAATTGGGACAAGATATCATTGAAATACAATCTTTTCCAGAATCAAATGACATTATAGGATTGAAAGACCTATATCTTTCTTTTGATATCTCTAAAAGTACAATAAATATGATTAGAGATGTAATTGCTTCTGGTGACGATATATCTGGAGTTGTTTTTTCCAGCGCAGATTACTATAGATCAAGTTATTCAAACGGGGAATTAAAGAGGTTATAATATGATACAGACGGGATTTGAATCCAGAATTAAAGTACAAAATATAATTGATAGTCAACTTCCAGAATTTATTTTAGATGAAAGTCCAAAAACATCTGAATTTTTAAAACAATATTATATTTCGCAAGAATATCAAGGTGGAACTGTTGATATTGCAGAAAATCTGGATCAATACTTAAAACTTGATAATTTAACTCCAGAAGTAATAGTTGGAATAACAACTTTATCGTTTGCAATCTCATTAGATGCAACTACAATTGAAGTTTCTACAACTAAAGGGTTTCCCCAAACTTATGGTTTGTTAAAAATTGATGATGAGATTATTACATATACTGGAATTACTACTAATACATTTACTGGGTGTATACGTGGATTTTCTGGTATTACAAATTATCATAAAAATTTAAGTAGAGAAGAATTAGTTTTTTCAACATCGGATGCGGCAAGTCACGTTGGATTAACTACGGTTACTAACTTAAGTTCTTTATTTTTACAAGAATTTTATAAAAAAATAAAGTATTCTTTATCACCAGAATTAGAAAATAAAACTTTTGTTTCTGATTTAAATGTAGGGAATTTCATTAAAGAAGCAAAAACTTTATATCAAACAAAGGGAACTGAAGAATCTTTTAGAATTCTTTTTAACGTATTATTTGGAGAAACTCCAAAAGTTATAGATTTAGAAAATTTCTTAATTAAACCTTCTTCAGCAGAATATGTTAGAAGAAAAATTGTTGTTGCTGAGGCAATTTCCGGAAATCCTTTTAACTTATCTGGACAAACAATTTTCAAGAATACTGATTTGAATACTTCAGCAGCAGTATCTGAAGTTGAAGTCATCAGTCGAAAAGGTAAAGTTTATTATAAGCTTATGCTTTTTGTTAGTTATGATGATGTATTTTCAACAATTACTGGAAATTTTCAAATTACTGGAAATACTAAAAATATAGATCATGTGAGTATAGGTAGTTCTATTATCACTGTAGATTCTACAATAGGATTTCCAAAATCTGGAACAATTTATTCTGAAGAAAATACAATCTTATATACTGACAAAAGTATTAATCAATTTTTTGGTTGTTCTGGTGTAACCTCAGAAATTGCAATATCCTCTAACATTTACTCAAATGAAACATATTATGGTTATGAAAACGGAGATACCTCTAAAAAGGTTGAATTAAGATTAACTGGAGTTCTATCAGATTATGAACCTTTAATAACCGATTCTCCCATTAAAGTTGGTGAGCAGATAAAAGTCAAACATCTTGGAGAAATCATCGAAAATCCTTCTTCCAATTTATCATACAAAGAAATTTTTGCAAACAGTTGGATTTATAATACAAGTTCAAGATATCAAGTAAAATCTTTAGATAGTCTTACACAAATTACATTAAAAAGTAATATTGATAAATCTAGTTTGAAAGTAGGAGATAAAATAGATATTTTAGTAAAAGGAACAGAAAATATAGTTTTATCAAACGTATTAGTTACTCTAATAAATGAAGTAACTAATCAAATTACGATTGGATCTACTTTTTCAGGATCTGCTGGATTAGAATATGATATTAGAAGAAAACTTAAAAAGGCAAGTAGTTCTACAATTCCATTTGAATTTGACTCAATAACTTCTGATGTTCAAAATGTTTATAATGAAAGTAATGAGTATATGTATGTTGCATCAAACTCTTTACCTTCATATAATATAACTAAGAGTTTATTTTCATACAATGCATCAAATGTAAGTGGTTATACTGAGAATGATAAATTATATTCAACGATAACATTTGCAAGTTCAATATCATTTAGAACAGGCGATGAAGTATATTACAAACCATCACATAATCCTATATCTGGATTAAATGAAGGAAAATATTATATTGAGGTTATCAGTAACACTGAAATTAAATTATACTATTCACGACAAGT